AGCATAATTCTAGGATTATCTCTAGTGTAAAACTCATCTATCCACGGTTGATGCAATGCCCTAGCATTATAGAAAATAGCATCGTTGAATCCGTACTCGATATTTAGTGCATTATCAAGGATGCCATTATTAATTCTTTCCTTATAATTCTTTTCATCGATGTCAACAACATAGTCACCCAATTCATCTAGAGTTTCTTCATCACCATACATCTTTCCATTCATTGTCCAGAATCCAGTCCTAACTGGTCTCTCGTTTAGATTAACCAATCCAATAATAGATTCACTTTCATCATTTCCTGGTTCTGGTGGATCATTGTGAGGAAGTAAACAATTACCAGTCTGCAGACTTGTAGGGTTTCTATCAAACTTCATAGTGTTATTCCAATAGAAGTAGATATACTCAGTCTCAGTTGCCTCGGGAGAGTATGACTCAAAATCAAGTACATTCTCAGCAATGTGATTACCTGTCCATGAAGGCATCTTTAGTGTCATCAGTCCTGGTTTTGCATTACCACAAGACTCCCACTTAGATAATAAGTCTTGAAAGTCACGCATCTTTTTAGGATACTTAAAAATATTTCTTACTACAATAATATCTTCTTCATGTTCTTCAAGTTCAAAATCAGGATTGATTGTAGAACACATCTCCCATAACTTATCAAGAGTCTTCATAATAATCCTTCCTAAAATAACGACTTAAAATATTGCTATTGTAATATGCTGGACTTCCGTTAAGAGATTCTGTAAGAACATTATTGAGAAACAACTGACGAGTTTCTTCAAAGTTCGTCTTTCCCTTAGTCTTATGTAGTGAAAGTATTTCCCTCTTAAAAAAGATTTTATTACCTACTTTCTCAATATCCTCTTTTAATTCTGGACATGACCCATAATACCGCTTCCAATCACTTTCTTGTTTGACCTTTCGTTTCTTTCCCTTTGGTGTTCTAAACGACCAAAAATACTTTCTCCCAATGTACTGTCTACCGTTGAGGAGATTGGTAATTTTATAAACAAAACCAAAGTTATCCCCAACATGGCTGCTATCAAAAGCTCGTTCCATGTACATCCAAGGATTTTCATAATCGACCATTCATATATCTCATATCCTAGCATATTTAGACATAAAAAAAGAGGACTATTAGTCCTCCTTATATTTCATCTTCAGAAAATTATATCTAAGAACTTCATGAGGCAACCAAGGTTGAGGACCAAATCGAAGAATTCTGAGATCAAACTCAGATAACTCAACCCTCGTATCTGCCATCAATTGAATTGCCCACTGTTCTGTAATCATAGTTTGAACCCAGAGAACGTATCTGCCTTGACATCTTGCTTGATGCCACCTACCACATAAGACTCGACTTCCGTCTCTTGTGGTGCCACCTGGAGTCCTTTGGAAGAGATCCAGTGCTCAGTCCAAGGCAGAGGATTTGCCTTAGCAGAAATATCATACACTGGTTTTAGACCAATAGACTTCATACGACGATTTGCAACCCACTCAACATAGTTCTTGAGTAGTTTGTCATTTAGACCAATCATAGAACCGTCTTTGAACAGATACTCTGCCCAACGTTTCTCTTCGTTTACTGCACGATCAAATGCAGCATAGGTCCATTCCTCCTCTTCTTTCATGATCTGCTTCATCTCAGGATCATCACCTGCTTTCCACTTATTCAGAATATTCTGAGTAATTCCTAAGTGCTGGTTTTCATCTCTTGCGATAAGTGAGATGATCTTAGCTGATCCTTCCATGAGTTTGAGTTCACCAAAGGCGAAACTACAAGCAAAACTAACGTAAAACCGAATACCCTCAAGAATGTTAACGTTTGCAACTGCTCTGTAGAGTCTACGTTTGACATCTTTGATCTCCCATTGTGCGGATGGTGAATTTCTGAAATCTTCTTTCCACATATTCCCATTGCCCCAAGTCTGGGCACCATTGATGAAGTCATCATATGCTTCTGTAACACTCTTAGAACGTTCTAGAATGCGTTCGTCAGTGACGATCTTATCAAAGACCTCTGATGGGTCTGAATAGACGTTCTTAATGATGTAGGTGTAGGAACGACTGTGGATCATTTCCATGAATCCCCAGACTTCCATACATGCCTCTAACTCGGGTAGACTGCAATAAGGTATAAAAGCCATCCCAGGACCACGCCCTTGAATGGAGTCAAGCATAATCTGGTATTTGAGGTTAGAGGTATAGATATGCTTTTGTTCTGGACGAAGTGTCTGATAATCTCCACGGTCTTTCTGTAATGAAACTTCTTCTGGTCTCCAGAAGTACCCAAGTTGTTGGGTAGTTAGTTTATCAAAGATAGGATACTTGTAAGAATCATATCTTTGAACCCCAAGTGGTTTGCCAAAAAACATTGGTTGCTTTTTAGTATCCACATTCTCAGTGTTGAATACTGTCATCCCATCAACGGATGAATCGATCATTTTTTCGGATAGTTTAAACTGCACAGGATTCACACTCTCCCTCCTCGGATTGACTTAGTTCTTCTAGAATAGCATTTAATTCTTCTTTTTTGTCAAAGACCTCATCGGTCTTGTTATCATATGTGTTCTGGTAGTAAGAAGTCTTCCAACCGTACTTATATGTAGTTAAAAGGTCGTTTGCCATAACGGAAACAGGAACCTCATTGTTTGGATAGTTCTCTGGATTGTAACTCCAGTTACCAGAAATTGCCTGATCAAAGAATTTCTGCATCACTGCGACAACATTGATATATCCAGTATTGTCAGGCATGTCCCACAAAAGGGTGTAATTGTTCTTCAAGGAATTATATTGCGGAACAATCTGCTTAAGAGGCCCTTTCTTCGATTTTTTAACGGACAAAAAGGCTCGAGGTGGCTCGATTCCATTTGTTGCGTTTGACACAACGGAACTGCTCTCTGATGGCATCTGAGCAGACAGTGTTGAGTGCCGTAGTCCGTGGGTGGTGATAGATACTCTAAGACCTTCCCAATCATGTTGTAACTCCTGGGTAGTGATTTCATCTACATCAGTTTTATATGTATCAATTGGAAGAATTCCATCAGCATACTTTGTACGAGAGAAGTAATCACAAGCACCCTTCTCTTTAGCAATCTGATTGGATGACTTTAGAAGGAAATATTGGAATGATTCAGTTAGACCATGGACGGCATCCCATGCCTCTTGATCACCGTAGTTGAATCCAAGTTTAGCAAGATAGTGAGCAAGACCAATAAAACCGATTCCAAGGGACCTACGTGCCTTTGTAGCAAGTTCTGCGGCAAGGATAGGATACTTCTGGTAGTCGATGAGTTCTTCAAGACCACGGACAGAAAGATCACATAGGTTTTCTAGTTCAGAGTCAGACTTGACCTTACCAACATTAATGGCAGAAAGAATGCATAGAGCAATCTCACCTTGACCATCAATGTGCTGAAGAGGATCTGTGGGCAGAGTGATCTCCTGACACAGGTTACTCATGTTCACCTTATCCTTGAAGGAAGAGTGAGAGTTGCAGTGATCGATATTCATCAGGTAGATGCGACCTGTCTCTGCTCTCTCCTTCAGGAGATCTAGAATAAGACTTTGACCCCCAACCGTCTTTCTAGGAATAGACTGATCTTGTTCGTAACCCACATATAGGTCGTCAAACTCAGGAGTACCAAAAGCATCGTAGAGACCTGGAACATCGTGCGGACTGAAGAGAGAAATTTCTTCATCCTTAATGAACCTCTCATAGAAGAGCTTAGATACTTGGATGCTGTAGTCGAGCTTTCGGACACGGTTATCTTCCGTCCCTTTATTGTTTTTAAGTACAAGGATGTCCTCTATTTCTTGGTGCCAGATTGGGAAGTGGACAGTTGCGCTTCCACCTCGAATGCCATTTTGAGTGCAGCATCGGACAGTGCTCTCAAATTTTTTGAGGAATG